TAAAAAGGACAAGAGATACAAGTCTGGCAAGAAGACAGAACTCGAAAGCTATAACGACTATCCCGAAGCGGTGCGAAACAACGCCAAGCGAGGGAGAGAGTTGAATGAGAAGCAGAACAACAAGTGTGCTACTGATGTCGGCAAGCAGAGAGCAGCCGATTTAGAGGCAGGCCGTAATGTATCGGTAGAGACTATTAAGAGAATGTACAGCTACCTATCCCGTGCGGAGGAATACTACGATGAGGGAGACAAGGAAAGCTGTGGGTACATCTCCTACCTCCTATGGGGTGGTAAGGCTGCCAAGAGTTGGGCAGAGAGTAAGTTAAAGTCTTTAGACCAAATCTAAAAATGTAACGCAAAGCCAAGTATTTAATTAACCTATATAGATAACATAGTTATGAAGTCACAAGAGACCCTATCAAAAATTATGAGCATCTTGAACCTCTCAGAGGAGCAAGTAAAAGTCGCTGCTGCTCAAGCAACATTAGAAAACGGAACTGTCCTAGAAGCCGAGGCGTTTGAGCCAGGTAACGAGGTATTCATTGTATCAGAGGATGAGCGAGTAGCTGTTCCTGTTGGTGAGTACGAAATGGAAGACGGCAGAGTCTTAGTAGTTGCTGAGGAAGGTATCATTGCAGAGATTCGTGAAGGTGGTGAAGAAGAAGCACCTGCCGAAGCACCTGCCGAAGAGCCTGCAGCAGAAGAAGAGTTGGCTGAAGAGGAAATGAACTATGTCACTCGTGAGGAGTTGGCTGAGGTCGTTAACGAAATCAAGGCAATGGTAGAGCAGATGATGTCGGAGAAAGAGGAGGAAATGGCTGCTGAAGCTAAGGAGAAACTTAGCAAAGCAAAGCCTGCTCGTAAGCCGATGAAGCACAGCCCAGAGACTAAGGCAAAGCCTCAGGTTAACTTGGGTCAGTCTAAAAAAGGCGGTAGCACTTTGGATCGTGTAATGGCAAAAATTGCTGAGTAATGAGTTGGCGCAAGATAGAAAAGGTATGGGACGAGGTTCGTGCGGCTAAAGAGCCGAAACGAAACCTGTCTAAGCAACCTAAGGAGGGTCGTGAGGTTAAGCTAAACACCTCTGAACAACTACAAGACCTTTTATCTGTTGCTTTTGACAATGAAAGACAAGTTGAGTTTTACAGAGAGTTCCGCTCTTTTGTAGATGACTTCGTGGTTGGCTTCAAAAACCGATTGGTTCAGTTAGAGGATGCTGACTCTGTGTTTTGGGAAGGTCAAGGAGATGAATTGACAAGAAGACTCAAGAGCTTTAATGCTGCAAGAGAAAATCTTGGTATGGACTATGAAGACTTGATTGATTACAGCGGTAGCGATGTTAACGAGGCTATCCAAATTTTTTCAACCCTTTATGGTACAGCAGCAGAATTAGAGGATGCTATTGACGAGTTAAAAACACAGATTAAATAATGAAAAAGGGAGTACAAAAATTATGGGCTGATTTGGCTGCGGCTAAGAAGCCTGCCAAACTCAGCAAGCAAGGCAAGGAAGTTAAATTGTCTTTGGTGGATGATGCAGAGAGCGCATTCCGTGACGTAGAGGGTGCATATAGCACTGCTTCATACTTCGCATATGAAGTTATTGAAGAGTTAGATGACAAAATGCAGGAAATCTATATGACCGTTGATGACTACATTATCAATAGTGAGATGCGCTACTTGCCTGAAGGTGCAGAGCGTTTGAAAGAGATTCTTGATAAGATCGCAAGCAGTGCAAACGACTTGGGCATTGACCCTTCTGACATCTATGATGACTACGAAGAGGCTAAAGATATGGTAGACAATGCTGAGAGCGTTATTGACGATGCTAAACGTGAGTGGAATAGCTCTCGTGTATCTCGTGCTTCAAACTTTGACCTACCTTTTTAATAAGTAAATAATCAATAATAAGATATAGAAATGGCTACAACTACTAGCATTACTACAACTTACGCAGGTGAATTTGCAGGGAAATACCTCTCTGCTGCCTTGCTAAGTGCTGATACTATCGAGGGTGGTGGTATCACGGTTAAACCAAATGTGAAATTCAAGGAAGTAATGAAGAAAGTATCTACGGATGCTATCGTCAAAGATGCTACTTGTGATTTCTCTGACACTTCAACGCTTACACTTACTGAGCGTATTCTTCAGCCTGAGGAGTTCCAAGTGAACCTTGAGCTTTGTAAGAAAGATTTCCGCAGCGATTGGGAAGCAATCCAAATGGGCTACAGCGCATTCGATAACTTGCCTCCTGCATTCTCTGACTTCTTGATTGGCCACGTTGCCTCTAAAGTAGCTGAGAAAATGGAGAACAACATCTGGCAAGGTGCTAACGCAACTGCAGGTGAGTTCGATGGCTTCGAAGTATTATGGGAAGCAGATTCTGACGTTGTAGACGTAACAGGTACAACCGTGACGGCTGCAAACGTTATCACTGAGATGGGTAAAGTAGTTGATGCTGTACCTACTACTATCTACGGAAAAGAGGACTTGTACCTATACGTTTCTTCTAACGTTGCTCGTGCTTACGTTCGTGCATTAGGTGGTTTCGGTGCTTCAGGTCTAGGTGCTAATGGTTTGAATGGCGAAGGAACTACTTGGTTCAATGGTCAGAACTTGGCATTTGACGGAGTGAAGATTTTTGTTGCACCTGGTTTGTCTGACAATACTATGGCTGCTGCTCAGAAATCTAACTTGTTCTTCGGTACAGGTTTATTGTCTGACACTAACGAAGTTAAGTTGTTAGATATGGCTGACTTAGATGGTTCTCAGAACGTTCGTGTTGTAATGCGTTTCACTGCAGGTATCCAATATGGTATCGGTTCTGAGATTGTTCTTTACAACTAAGAAGTAGTTAATTGACTAATTTAAAGGGCAGGTGGGCTACAGCCTGTCTGCCCTTTTTTAATAAAAATATATTATGGCGTGTACTTTAACATTGGGTAGAAAAGAACCCTGTAAAGATGTAGTTGGTGGCCTAAAGAATGTCTACTTCGTAGACTTCGGAAACTTAGGTACGGTAACAGAGACATCTGATGAAATCACTAATATGACAGGTGATGCATCAAACAACTTGACTGCGTACAAATACGAACTAAAGGGTAATAGTTCATTTGAGCAGGCAATCACTGCATCTCGTGAGAACGGGACTACTTTCTTTGACCAAACTCTTAGCTTGACTTTGAAGAAATTGAGCAAGGAAGATCACAAAGAAATTAAACTATTAGCTTATGGCCGTCCTCACATTGTTGTAGAAGACTACAACGGAAATTGTATGATGATGGGCTTGAAGAATGGTGCTGACGTAAACGGAGGAAGCATTGTAACGGGTGCGGCAATGGGAGACCTTTCAGGGTACACATTGACGTTCTCAGCGCAAGAGGTGCTACCTGCTAACTTTATGGCAGTAGATGCTGCAGAAGCAGCGTTCCCATTCAGTGAGTTTGCAGGGTTAACAGGAACAATTACAATTACCGAGGGAACTAACTCGTAATTGATAAATAAGTGTATATTTGTGCTCTAGGGCATAGCACTCTGGTTTGGTTAGAGAGGGGAGACGTTTAAGTACGTCCCCCTCTTTTGTTTTGTAACAATGTCTAGCCAAAAGGGTTAACCTATTATGCATATAGTAAGTACAACAGATAGCACTATCAAGTTTGTCCCTAGAGCCTACGACACATCGCTCTCTGTCGTTATTACAGACGAGGAGACTAACACGAGTAGCACAGAGTCATTAACAGGCACTAGAAGCCGTAATTATGTGGTTATAGACCCTTCCTACTCCTTCAAGGAGGGAAGGTTCTATACGATACGAGTAAGTGGCTCTAACGAGGTCTATAGAGGCCGTGTGTTCTGTACTGACCAAACCGATTACGAGAAGTACACGGTCAACCAAGGGCAGTACACGCAGTACAACTCAGACAATAACGGATACATATACCGATGAGTAACATAAGAATCGTAAACCTCAACAGCTACACTACCCCTGTGGTGCAGGAGAACAACCGCAAGCAGTGGGTTGAGTACGGAGGTGATAACAACTATTACCAATACCTTATAGACCGCTACAATGGGTCAGCAACTAACAACGCCATCATCAATGGTGTGTGTGAGTTG